CACACGAGAATCACTCTCGCCAGGTTATGTTTTCATACTTGGAGCAATTTGCCAAAAGCACGATTGAGAAGACATATCGGGCACCACATGTGGTGGCCCGGTGACTTACACTACATCAGGTTCCATGTCATGACATGGAAGCATCTGTAGATAAAGTCGACTCCAATTCTTCACCTAAGTCGTCAGGGCTGCCCTGGGTAGTATCCCAGGTGACCGTCTCGGCACTTAGACTTGTGATATTGGAGATATGTTCCCAAATAGGAATCTGGACAGGCATATATGCGTGTCTAGCACTCCTTAAAGAAAAGTATGAAGATGGAATTGACAAACTTGGCTTAATTAAGCCAGTATGAAAATTTTCATCCAACACTTTTCGGGAAATAAATTCAGCGTATCTAGGCATAATCTCAGAAACCCACCCATTGGGTGCGGTCCACTGAGGAACCCCTAGACGCATAGTAAACCGAGATTCAAACTCGAATGGAACCAGACCCTCATCTATGAGAATCATGGCATTCTTTCGAACTTCGCTCAAGACCTGTCTTGCGCGTTTCTTCTTCGGTATCACCTGATCCACAGTCCCCCTCAGCATATATGCTGTATAAGCGGACTCCTTGTCTCCGACAAGGGTGACATTCTTTGTAATGTCAACGTAATCTCTATAAAGCTGCTTAGTCACTCGCCAATTGCCGACTGATTCCGCATCTGAATTAGACAGGATCTTTTCTTTAGTCTTATCGAACGCCTCTGGAGCAGTTAAAATTAACTCAGCCAGCGGCTTCCCTAATGTCAAAAGGTGGTCAATGGTCGGACATTGAAACTCAAGTCCACGCTCCCATTTTATGAGAGTTTTGGTCTTGCGATCAAGTTTTAGACCAACCAACGATTGATACTCTATGACCCTCATCATGTTATAGATGCCTGGCTTCCAGTCTCCCACGTAGAGATTAGGAATACCCAGGCCTCCAAACTGAGTAGGCAAGAAAGCGAATTCGTCATTGACGATATTCATTTCAAACCATGAGGGCATCAAAAGCCTCAACGCGATTGGAATCATTCTTCCATAGAACTCCATCCTATCGACGTAGCGCTGAGAGACAGTCTTATCAGGTTCACACATGTGTGGCATCTGAATATTGACTATTCTCTCTTTGCGCTCGGCCATCATGGCCCAGGACCTTCCCAAGGCCTTCGCTTTACCCACTAATGGATCTGGCGTGTCAAAGTTCTCTTTGCCACCCATTTTCTGGGCTTGGGATAGAAGTCTGTGCTTC